GCGCAGAACCGCCGCCCTCGGAGTGCAGAGAGATTAACTCTCCGCACACCACCTATCGTGGATTCTGGACGCGATAGGTCGCCCATCAAATGCAAGGTGATCCTTGTCTTCGATCAATCCGGTAACAAGGCACTTATACAGTGCCCCATGCGGAGTGGCCTCGTCTTCTCGCTTTGACACGATCAGAGTCGGAACACGCCACTCCCGACGGAACAAGTGATTGTTCCACCGAGAATTGGATAGATCAGGACTAGGGTCCCATCTCCCTATTGCATCCATCCCTTCGGGAATGGATGGGTAGGCGACTACTGAACCGATCAATCGGTCCAGGAATCGGACTGTGCGCGGCCAAAGCCGAGCAGAGTAGAGCTGGTTCCTAAGGGAACTCGTTGATACGAGTTCCTCAGCATCTGATCGTTGTTGAGGGAAGTGTCTGCGGACGTACACTGGAGTAACATTAGCTCCAGCGTAAGCGTCCACACCGCACGACTCACGGAAGAAACCGTTAACAAACGATTTCTTCTTGTTTACCTTGAGGCCACAGGCCTCAAGAGCCTCAACAACCTGCGGGAAGTATGTACTGGGAATGATGATATCGTCCCCGTACACACTTACACCATTTGAACGACGAGCGATTCTCCGAACCGCCCACCGATCAAATGTCCCTTCAGCCCGACAGATAGCTGTGGTGACGATGGCAAGAAACACCATCGCCTCCACAGGGAATGTCAGAGCTGACCCCATGGAAGCGAATTTACGTATAACGTGAATTCGTCCATCCGGCAATTCCAGAAAACACGACCGTGAGGCATGGAGAAAGTCCAGGAAGGGCTTACTCCATGAAAACACTTCCTTTACCAAGGGGAGTGAAACACGGTCTGAGGCCTCAGAAAGGTCAATGGTCGCAAGACTGCGATCTTTCGACGAATCGAAGGCCATCATTTGGTTCGGTCGTTGACTCAGGTAACTGCAGGCAACGCCGAGGCGCTCCAAATTCTCCTTCAGGGGAGTGTGAAGCGCTTGCTGTGCAAACTGGTTGTAAGCCGGCTCAATTGAAATGAGACGCGGCTTCTCAGCTGTCTTTGGGACAGCTTCCAGTCGAGCAGGGATCTCCTGAATTTCAGGATATCTCAGTTCTAGGTCCGACCATGAAGATCGGTAGAACTCAGCTCCAAAGTGTGATTCGACGCGGGCACCTATGGAATCAAAATTCCATCGGGTATTGGTACCCGCACGTTCCGAAACAGCACCGGGTCCATGTCGTCCGATAAGATCGGAAGAAATGGAACGACCCACTGTCTCACCAAAGAGATAGTGGGCCACGACTGACAACATCGGATCGAATCTCGTCTTATCGACGAGCTCGAGAGACCGATCAGTGGAAATGAAAGCTTCAACAGCCTCATTTACACGCTCGTGGCTGCAGACTTCGAACACCTTCTTGAAGGCGCGCGTTATCTGACGAATCACGAGAATTGCATCAGTCGACGGGGTGGGCTTGAGAGTACCATCTTCTTCGAAGATCAATCTCCATGCTCCGTGAAGGAACAGAGGAAGACGTCCTTGTGTGGACCACCCTTCAATAGAAGGGAGTACACCGGACTCGAGGCCTGCGAGTAGCAAGTCATCGAGCCGTGGCAAGGCAATGGCCAAGAAAGGGAAACCTTCATGGTCATATCTCCTCCGAAGAGTGATAATATCTCTCTTCGTGCTGAACCCGAGAGCATCTCCTCCATCAAGGATGAGGTGCTCGAGGAGTACAACTTGGCTTTTCAACATCACTCCATTCGAGAGTTGGTGTTCCAAGCCACAGTGGACGTTCTACGAACGTCGAGACACCAATACCCCAAGTGACCCGAGCGAAGCTCCGGTCACAAAGGAGAGGAAGATGGTCACCATCAGAATGATGTTGTCCATCAGTTCTCGCCAGCCACAAGCTTCTTGAGGTTGGCGTTGGTGTTGGCGGTAAGCCAACCGATCAGGGCCAGAAGGTCCTTTTCGATCTCGGCATCGGTTACCCCCACCTGGGGGCGATCGATAGTGATAGACACCATCGACTGCACCTTCGTCATCAGAGTAGGGACCACAGGGTCCGTAATCGTCCGACGGCGGTAGTATCGACCAACGTTACGGCGGCGCGAAGCCGTCGAACGGGGGTCGACAGTCAGTTCGTGAGCGGCATCAGCCGCAACGAACCGACCCAGCGTAGAGCCGGTCAGAACTCGCGGAAGCGAGACTGCCGTGCCATCGTTGGTGAGCGAGGTGGGATCCGAGAAAGCCACTGTGGGCTCCTTCCATGTGAACTTGTTGTTCAGTTGATGTTCAATTGTCAGCGGAGCTTAGCAAGGCCAAGCGCCACCAGGATCGCAAACTGAGAAGTAGTCAAACTACCCAGTTGCGTGCCGAACCCGAAGGGAGTGGCTCGATCACGATTCTTCGAGACAGACGAGAGAAAACTCTGGCCTGTTCTCAGAGAAAAGTAGTCATCACTAGATGAGTTCCCAAGCGAGGCGGACCGAACGGTCTCAACTCGCGAATGAGTCGTCACAGTGGTGACATACGCGTAATCGACTGTGTACTTTCCCGAGACCGGGGAGTACACGTTGGCATTGTGAAGAGAGGCGCCTATGTTAGACACCCAATCAACAAGCCAACTATATGGAACGAGTTCCCAGACCTCTGCAAGAGAGGTCACGAAGCCAAGACGTTGAAGTATCTCTTCCGCCTTCTCAACGAAGCCTATCGTTCTGCTATTCGGGCGAGCAAGTGAGCTCACCTGAGAGCTGAGACGATAGTCCTCGCTGAGCGTGAGTCGTTCAGTACCGCTATAAGTAACGGTAGCCCCGACGCTCTGGTTACCGGTTCGAGTTATTGACGAACCGGGCCATGAACCTCCAGGGCTGAGAGTCATCAGACGGTTGGTGAATGCAACTTCCGAAGAAGTTGCAGGACCCTGCCATCTGCGCTTTCGACTGTAGGACTCAGCATACACCATCCGGTCAATTGAGATCAAGACATTAATAATGCCCTGAATCTCCTTGACCAGCGGTGCCCAACCGAACACGGAGTTCAAGTACTCGCCGCCGACAGCAGAAGCTGCGTCTTTGTAGTCCTTGATGCTCCTACCTGAGATAGAAGTAAACTTCTTCAGGTGTCCGATCATCGACGGGATATCGCCTCTAAGTAGCTCCATAAGAGCTACGAAGATAGCGCCATCCGGCCGATTTGGCGTCATCGCCTGGAAAACTTGATTGAACATATCCTGCCTCTGAGCCCCGGTCGTCATTGAAAATGACGTCGTGGACAGGGACATGGTTCGTCCAGTCGCGTTAAACAGGGATAGTGGATTCGACATCACTGCACCGTCGTAAGTCTGACTTCTGTAAGTCAGATGGACGTCAGCGATGAGTGGAAAGGCAACACCCTTCACCGTGGTGAAGAGGTGCCCCGAATCCGCACGAGATACTCTATTCACGGACTGCGCACCAGTCGCAGTCTCGGCAGGAAATGCAGCACGCTGCACTTCTTCGTAGTACCGCTTGCGGTCTACGAGTCGTTCGATAAGGTTCCCCTTCTGTGAAGGAAGAACAATACCGAAACCATCCCTTGTTTGGGATGGAGACGACGATCCGAGATCAGACAGGGCACCACGCCCGGTCCGCCATGAATAGACGCATTCAACCACCTTCGGATGCTTATAGACAACGGTTCCTGGCGACACAGTTGATGACGTCAGGAATCCGAGCCCAGAGCCCGATAACTCAATGATATCATTGAATCGGTGGTTGTATACGTACAACGCGTACTCCAATCGAGTTCAGTGAGAGCCCCGTGAGG